TGCGTAAACCCTGTTCTGGGCCCATTCATTTCTCCTAGTAATACCTTGTATATGTCACCATATACTATAATAAAGTGCGTAATGTGTAATCTACATCTTTCACGCTACTTATCAGCTTAGTAACAAATTTCATGCTACTATGCGACAGCATTGCTATCGGTGGTATCCCTAGGAACCTAGCCTTCTCGACATACGGTATCGTAATCAGGCCTTTGTACATACGGAATAAAGCCCTCCCGTATTTGTACTTATCATCATGCTGCACATCAGTAACTATAAGCCGCGTTCCGCGCGTCACTTCTAGTTGCCGATGTGTAGCATAGATGATTTTCTTCTTAATATTATCTATCGGTATATAATCCCCATATTGATTATTTAATATTTCTGCGTAATCCAGTATGCCCGGCATCATATCCTTCAATGTTGCATACTCATGCCTATTATCCGCAGTAATAACAGTCTTACCAATCAACACCTCTTCTCTGATCTTGTACTTGATGGAACCATCAAAAGTTTCCATGGCCCCACCTACTAAAGTATGCCCTTTAAGTACTTTATATCCGTCTTCCGCTTGCACGCCGAATATACCGCAAAGCCTTCTCACTGAGTGAGTCAAAAGTTCATATGCGACTGTCTCCATACCAAAAGACCTAGCCGTAATCTCCTCACATCTAGTAACCATCCCTTTGATAGAGTCAACCAGTCTAGTCGGCTCTTGAGATTCAATTCTAGAATGTGCTAGAGTCGCCGCTGCTCTTGTAAGATATTGAGCGCCCAGTCCTTCCTCTCTAGTTACTTTGTGCTCTACTCTGAGAAACTCCCCAACAGAAAAGACATTACACTTGGTCGCTTGTGCGCGTGCATTAATCCTAGCCATAGCACCATGTATGGAACAGGCGCTTCTGATGTCTCTTATTGCCACTAAGACATCGTCCCCATTGTGCACAGAATCCCGTACTCCAGTAACGTCGAAGGCTCCAGCTAGTTTGAAATATATATAATTTAAGGCAGTATTCATGAATGTAGTTAAGCGCCATCCTGATAATAAAGTCCCATCCGTCTTGTAAAACTCCTCTCTACCTTCCTCATGATTATGCACTTTAACGCTTAATATACTATCACGCACCCATTCCATTGCCGAGACCTGGTCTCTAGACATGCTGCCTCTAAAAACATCCATGTATGCCTGGAGTACTGCATACATGGACCCTGTTGAATGTTGGGCATTAAAATCATCAAAATCATAACAAAAAGACTCGTTACCATCTAGCATCATTTTAAGCCTTTTATGTACTCTACTAGCTGCTGCTTCCTCTCCTACCGGAAATCGGTGCTTAAAGACTTCTTCACATCTAAACATAGCGAAATTAGTTATTATGGAGCTTGTCAAGTCTACTCCATATATTGCTCGCTGCTTTGCCCACTCATACTTCACACTTGCCCAAGCATGAATTTCCTTCTTCCTGGCAAATATTCTGCGTATGTGCGCTCTGCTCAACATATTTACAGTAACAAACTTGGTCCTATGCATGTTGCTCTTCTTAATGTAAGGCTCATCCTCTTCATATTGCGAATGCACACTTCCAGATGGCACCCACTCCCATCTCGATTTGACATACTTGTTCAAGTCCATCCTAGCGTACTTGTACCCATGACTTATACCCATCCTAAATAGATTCATTGCCTCATGATACACCTTCTTTTCATCAACTATAACCACATTTGGTTTTTCCCTATTCGCACGTTCTTTCCTCCAGTCTACCTTTCCTATGCCCCTGTTAACCAGACACTGCAGCTCGAACAACTGGGTCACATCACATAAATCATTATTCTGCACACTTTTAAGCGGTGTTGATATAGTCTTCAATATATCCGATAAACCATTAATGTCCCTAACACTCCATATCTTAGCCGAACATGCGAATAAATAAGCTGTCTGTGGTCGGGCAAATAGTATGTACAGAAACATTGTAGACACCACAGCTTCCGTCACGCCTTCTATCTTCTTCAAATTATTATATACTACTGACATTGCCCTCAACTTTGCTCGATATTTCTTTGATACTTCCCAGACTTCTTCAGGCCTGAAATGGGTGTGATGTTCTCCTGTTACCGTCGCTCTAGGAAATTCCTCCGGTCTGGGTCCAGTACCGACTCTGGCATGAGTAATCATCTTCCTGTCCACTTTGAATTCCCTTCTCAAATACCTGAATAGCTGCCAGTCCGAGTAGTCGTATCCGTCAACCTGTGAATAGGCTACGGATAGTGCACGACGTATCATCGGTGGCAACAAAGTCGCATCATGGGTGGTCTTAACATACAGTAACCAAAAATCCTCACATTTTACGGCTACAGATCTAACACTATTATTACCTACCCTATGAGCCCCAAATCCACCGACACTCGACTTGATATCATATGTGATATGTCCGAGTACATACCCAGCCTTCTCTCGGGAACATGCGCTTAAATTGTTATGTCTTATATTACACCATGCCGGAATGTTATTCCTGGTTAAAGGCACTTTACTCATACATAGACCCTTACATATTTCTTTTTTAGCTCCTGCCTCCTTGACGGGGTCTGCATTAAATATCGTCAATTCATCGGCATCATAAGGTGCTAACACTTCTTCCCACCATTTACCTAATCCTCTACCACACCTTGGACATCTATCTCCCTCTCGAGCATTGGGATCACCCCAGCCGGCGCATTGTCGACAAACCGAAAACCCGACTCATTTCGACTTATATATGCTCTCAGCCGTGACACACTCTCAGGTACTTCATAGGTTACTGTCACCTCTCTAGTCAAAGTGACAGGTCCACCCCATTCAGCTACATCCTTCCTATTATCGGTGAAAGAAGTAGCAGTCCCACGTTTGAGTACCGTGATTGAATATTCTATCTTTTTCCCAGTAAAAAATCTATTATATACAGGTGGTAAGTCAATGAATTGTACTTCTCTATCAATCTGTCCAGTTAAAATAACGTCATCGTCCTGTGCATCAGGTACTTGCATCACTGGCCAGACCATATTTGCATCATTTGGGGCGAAATAAGTGCCAGCGCCCGCGATCTCTCCGCCGTCCCTCATCCTTGCGTCATAACCACAAAGTCGCAACAGATTTGCAATCTCCCAGGCATTCCTACTCATTAGCCTAAACCCCCTTCTGTCCATTTTACCAAGCTCAGGGCTTATAGTCCCTTTCATATTAAATGGAGTATTATAGGGAAACGGTGATAATGGTAATATCATCGTTGGTACGCCAGCAAAAGTGTACCACGGCATATGCACAAACACTCTGTCTTCACGTACATCATCCTCATCGGCACTGAGACTAACGTACATTTTTCCCTCCATAGCCATACTCTCCTCCTCAGTGAGCTCGAATTCAGGATCATCCTTTAGTTTAGCGTTAGCTCCAATGGTCAGTGTTCTTATCTTCTTCTTCACCTGATCGAGAGTTACTTTTTCCAACCTCGTGTCAGCAATATCTACCAATATAGTTGTCCCTTTCTTGAGACCTACTTTGCTAATTGAAGTATGGTAGTCATCTAACAACTCGTCATCATTCTCTCTGGTTTCCACCTTCCTGTCGTCGTTATACATGTCAAAGTCATCATCCGTTACAAAGTGTATTCCTACCATCCCTGGCAACGGCGTGTCCGTGCGTGTTGCTTCTGACGCGGCAGCCGATATGAAGTTCGCGCTAGTATAAAAATCTATTTCAGACGCAAACACATCATTTGGGTGGAGTTCTAATCCCTTACGAACTCCACGGACTGCCAGCCCAGTATGATATGCTTGAGAAAAAACTAAAGCCATGAGATTCACTTTTTCTAGCTTTCCATTAATATATCCCCACTCATTAAGTGACCGGTGGGAAAGAAGTGCAGCTTCACCTTCATTTAAAAACTCATACCTACCCCGCACTGCCCTAAACGTTGGTATATTGACGGTCCAATGTAGGCTAAGCCAATTAGTCGCCTCTGCAGTTGCAGGTACAAATTGGTACATCATAGTTGATATTGTATACAACGTTGCTGAAAAATGGTCATACAACCTGTTCTGTGTGACATAAAGTTTGAGTGCCCTCCATGCCTCACTTGAACTTAACGTCCTCGGAGGGGCCTGTTTGTCTTTGTCACTAATCCAGTCCGTAATATTAGTGACTTCAACTGATGACCTGTACAATACATTATCGCACAAACGAGGTGTAGAGCAGTCCAATCTCAGTCTGGATCTTCTCTTCCACGACCCCAACATAAGTAAAACGAATCTAGCATCCCGGGCGCTCATGCCTCTTAAGTCAAGTGCCCAGTCTCCAGTACTGGGTGTTGTTGCCGTCAACCGAATGTAATCAGGATAAGAAAGATCATCTCCACCACCAGGCCAACACCTATCGCCCCCGTCTTCTGGGTAACTTTCTTTCCAGAACTGGTCCATGTCTATACCAATATGCCCGTCCTCATACAACCCTAACTTACCTACTAAAGAACCAGCTGCTTCTCTAATCCTCTCTATCATAACATATCTAAACATATTAAACAACAATGCCACATGGTTGTCCGCCCATGACCAATGTAACATATGACTCACGTGTGCTGAAAGTAAAGCTGTCTGCAATCCTGCAGACCCTTTCAAAGTGTCTGCGAGGGCTGTCAAATCTACAGTGCCCTCCGGTGTAAGATAGTTCTTAGTTAGACCATCTAACGACGTCGACCCACCAGTAAATTCACAATCATAATGCCCAAGTGGTGTCATCGGCTGAAAAGAATGAAAATGCCTATTCTGATCTATATGTCCATCATATACACGAAGACCACATCCCATATACGTATGGGTCTTCAAGTCGGAATCAAAGTTAAAATCTACGCCAGGTGAATTAAAGTCAGGAAAGAACTGTCGCACGAAGGAATCCATTTCTTTGCTGTTTGTTAGAAAGGGGGTGAGAAAGTCTTTAAAGTATATCAGGGTTTAAATCGCCTTGATATAATTCA